GGTGGTGCGGTTGTGTATGATACTAAGAAAGCAGCAGAACAAGCACTTGCAGACAGATTGGTTACTATAATGAATCAACCAAGGCGGGGTGCACCTCGAATCAACAGGAGATAATATGCCTTTAAATAATCCTTCACCTAACTTTGCTTTATTAAGTGGATTCAATGCTCGCACTTGGTCCAATGTCAATGTGTTTGACCGTGGTTCAAATAATGTAACACTACCCACTTTCACAACGGGTCAAGGTCTATATGATGATGTCATTTCATTCTTGAATGGACGTAGCAGTGAATCAGGTATTGCAATGTCTGACTTATTACAATCAACAGCGGCCTTTGGTAGCAACTGGTCTGTAAGTATAAACGCAAGTGACAAAGTGGTGATCACTTGTGATAATTCATTCAAAGTTAGATTGAAAAGTGGTGCTGATGATTTGGGTGTTGGGTCTTCATCATTTGGAGCAGCTGCAACTTCATTCACATGTCCAAATGATTGGACAAGAGGGAGTGAAATCAAAACAGCATCATATGAATTTGTTGACTCTTCTGATGCAAACTCTTTCACATTTACATTAGCAGGTGGATTGAATGTACAAGATTTAATTGTAGCAATTCGTGAACGTGGTGTTGTTAATGACGCTGATGATGTTAATGCAGCAGACTGTCTTGAAAAACTTGATCTAACTGCAAACACTGCAAGTCAATATATCAAGTGGTATCTGAATGACAGTGGCCACGTTGAGTGCATGTATTATAGTGCAATTGGTAACATAACTTGGGTATCTACATCATTTAGAAACAGACTTGGATTTAGTGGCAATGAATCACCAAGTGGAACTTTGATCAAGACTTTAACAGCTGATCACCCTTGCCCTGGTACACTGTATCCTTCAAGACCTTATCAAGATCACCATCTTCAAATTCAAACAGTCTCACAATCACGCCGTAAGATTGGCGGGGGCTTTGCATCCAACTTTGTGGGTTCATATATCCAATCAAGTCTATTGTTTGATCTTGATGCCTTGCTTGATCAGATTGATCTGTATAGGCACTTTACAAACAACTTTATTGGATACATCGGCAATGGTGAAAGAATCACGTTTTATCAGAATGTGGGTGACTCAAGAAGATCATTGACAACGGGTGAAGTCAATGCAGGTCAACCTGCCTATGATTTACTTTATACATCAGAAGATAATGGAAACACAGGACGTATAAGAGGGTCACTAGTTGATTCAGATGCCATCAACCTTAGTTATCCAAACCGCTTGAAAAGACGTGTGCCTGTGTCTTTAGTTATGGAACACTTATGAGTAACACATTTACAAGTCCACCAACAGTGCCTGATACTAGTGATCTAATTGCAGGCCGTGTGATCAAGACAGAATCAATCGCTCGTATGGGTAATTTATCAAACTACATTCATGCACACGGTTCAACTTCGAACTGTATTAGTCAAGCGTTTGATGTCCACACTTGCGTAACAAACTCCACATCATTTGTTGACCTGTGCCGATGGCGTGTGCCTATACCATCAAATGACCACACTACTATCCAATTCCATGTTGCAGCAAGAGTCACCACCACAGGAACAGGAACCTTGAAGTTTACACTGACAGATTCCAACAGTGTTGCACAAGGTGACAGTTCAATTTCAATCACATCCACTGCAAGCATTCACGCACACGCAACTGTTTCACACACGTTCACATCATCTACAACAGCGGCTTATGTTGACATTGTAATGACAGGCAAGGTTGCAGCAAATACATATGATGTAGATGTTCAAGTGATTGCTGCTCGATTCACTGCATTGACTTCACCATTAAGTGCAGGAAACACAGCACAAGGTTCTGATAAAATCACACCCTTTGGTGCTTCACGCCTTGGTGCAAACAATGCATTATCATCAAGGGCGGGCGTTCAATGGAGAACAAACCTTGAAACAATGAGGTCAAGGAAAAGACCATTGTTGATCTGGTCAGGTATACAAAACTCAGTCACTCCACAAAGTGCATTTGCAGGCCGCGGTCAAGGTCCTAGATCGTTAGGTGTGGGTGACTGTCAATCAATGCAAGTTCAAAGTCCTTTGCTTGTAGGTGGTGGATCAATCACAGTATGGATTTATGTAGTTGATATAAGTGGAACAAAGAAGTTTGCTTTTATGAACAGGTTGTTTTCTGTAACCTCGAACGGGTGGAATGAATTTACTTTCACGCCATCACTAGACAATACAACACTTGAAGCAACCATCTTTGGATTTCCATTGTACAAGATCAATCCAACGGCTTATGTTGAATCTGATACATTGCTTGATTCAGTAGACCGCCTTGCAGCTGTATTAAGTGCACCTCGAATCACGGCCTTATCTGTATGGAGTAATTAAGATGCTAGTATCTAGATCTTTTCAACCGCTCGCAAGAGAACAATCCACATATATGGGTGTGACTGTTGTAGGTGGTGTAGTCAATCAGTTTGCACAAGCCTTGGTTCAAATGTCCCATTGCAAGTTTTTAGGACATGCAAATTATACAATTGCAAAAGATACTGTTGGCAGGCTTGCCGGAATCTTCACAACAGTGACAAGCACCAATTGGTCAGGTATTTCACCTGGTCTAAATAAAACAAGTAAGTATTACTCGTTTATGTATGGATCAACACCAATCAGCGAATGGATAGGTGTGATCTTTCAGTATGTGGCTACAAACTCAAGCAGTGGAAACAGTCCTGCAATCACATTCAGAATCAAGAATACAAGCGGCACTGTTCTTTCCAAAGCAGTCAAGTTCTCATTTCCTGCACACCTCCAAATGTTTAATGATGGTGATCTTGACAGACCTGCAACAGCAACCACAGGTGGAACCTTTTACAATCCGCCAAGTGGAACAAGTGGTACTGATGATCCAAGGCCCCTTTATATCCCATTATCAAACCGTGGTGAAATGCTATTGTTTGAAGTTGAAGTTGAAGACTGTGATCTTGTATCTGTTTCTTTCTTTGATCTATACCAAGCTGAGGTGACACCGTGAGTATCCTTGAACAACATGGCAGACGTGTCTTTGTCTTAGAAATTGGTGGCCTTTCCACACGTTATGTTTCTGACAGTGTAGACATTTCCACAACCAACCTTGATGCAAACTTGACAACAGGTATTGCATACTCGAACGTTGAAGGCATTGTTGAAGTGGGTGCATACCAAGCAAGCATTGATCCTGCTGGTGGAATTGCAGACTACTCACCTGTTTCAATCATGCTTTCATCTGAAAGATTAAGAGGGGGTTTATCAGATCCTCATGTGATCTTTGGAAGATGTGGACCCCGTGCAACTGATGTTATCAAGGCACAAGTATCAACTGATATCTTTCACAATGACGCAACTAAAACAATCACAGTTAATCAAGACTTTACATCTTTGTCATTTCCAAGGGTCATGCATATAGGTGCAGAAACAGTTCGAGTGAGTAGTGCAACGTCAACCACATTGACAATTTCAAACCGGGGTGTTGGACGCACTCCTATTCAAACACATGTATCATCATTGGGCGGAACCAATGTTCCTGAAATCTTCACTGAGATTGTAAACTTTAGAGGCCGCAAAGCTTCATTGTTTATGGGTCAAAAAAGACCAGATGGTTCAATCAATGCAATGACTGAAATCATCAATGGCTTTATAGAAGAATCACCTGATGTTGAAACAATCAATGCAATCAATCTTTCTATTATCCCATTGACCGCACTGATTGATAATAAAGTTTCTGATATTGCATTGAACACCACACTTGTACAGGGCTATCATAACTTTGATGAATTGAATGGATCCAAACTTGAATATATTATTATGACACAAGAAAGCGAACCGTTCAGAATAGTTGGATCAACAGGTTCAAGTACATTGACATACTTAGCTGCTGACCTACCGATTGATCACTCAACTACATTTGACGCAAGCCTGCCACCTGCTGATGATGGCAATTATTATATTCATCCAAGATATCCTGAATTGATCAATAGTGATGGCCGTTTATTTCCTCAGACAATGACAGCCACTACATTGACATATGATAATACAGATACAAGTTACAATAGTTTGGTTCCTTCATCCAATGCAACTAAACGAGTGAAAGTTAGAACACCAAGGGGTGAAGTAAAATCATATAGATTGACATCAGGCGTTCAAAGATTTCCACAAATCATCAATGATGTTTTAGAAACTAATCAAACAGGGTCACCGTTGGGCACGTTGGGTGCGTTCATTAATTGGAAAGTATCAGATGACAATTCTTTTATGATGAAGTCATTAGTGAATAAAGAAACAGCAGAATCATACATATTCTTTTTCACAGGTAAACGTGCGTTGAAGTATCTTGAGTTTGTTCACGAATTGCCACCGTTGGGAATATGGGATAATAATATCACAGGTATTTATACAACTAGCAATATGGAAAGGTTGTTTTATCCTTTCGATATCTGGGTGACTCCATTCCCAACAGATCCCATTGTTGAACAAGGGGCCGTTGAAGAACCTTTTGAGAGTGCATCATGGGCATCATTTAAAGGAGGGGATAGGAAAGACCAAAGCAAAAAGAATGATATTCGAGGAACGGCCCTTGCATATTATCAAAATGGAGAACCAACCATTCTTGTAAAAGATAATCTTGGTCTACCAACTTCACCAAGTGCGGGCGTGTCCTTTGGTCTTGAGGTCGTATACTATGACAGAAGAGAAGACAGAGAAGGTTTTCAAACCTTTCCTATAACGCATCAAACAACAGCAACATACGGTGGCTCTGACATTGGATACTTATTGCACATTGAAGAACCATATGCAGATTCAAGGCGTTCATCGTTTGGCGATTGGTCAGGATATGAACCTACTAAGATATACTTAACTAATCGAATTACATTTCAAACACCAGGTGAAGCAATCTTAAAACTTCTTCAAAGCGGTGGGGGTTCGAGCATCAACGGTTCATTTGATACATCATCAATTGGATTGAACATTGATGAATCAGAAATTGATATTAATTCATTTCTTCAATATGAATCCATTCCCAACATTATGATCAATCTTGATTTACGCAGTGAAGGTGAAGATTTTAGAAGTGTACTCACTCCACTTCTTCAAGCAATGGGTGCTGTGTTGGTGATGAGAAGAAATGAAAACGGGCGGTGCAAGATTGCATTGCAACCTATAGGTTTGGAACAAGCATCATCAAGTGCATTGACTATCAATGAAGCTGATTGGATTGCAGACACACCCCCAACTTGGTCAACTTATGAAGACATAGTCACACAGATTGAAATCAACTTTGATTATGATGTGAATGAACAGAAGCTAAGAACAAAGCGGGTGTTTAATAATCAAGAAGCAATCAACAGATACAACAATGAAACCAACGGCATCAAGCTTGATTTGTATGGTGTATCATCAAGTCAAATAGGTGGAACGGGTGGTGACTCTTTTTCTTTCTTCTTACCTGTTATCACTCGCATATTCAATCTACTATCAAACCCGTTGAGAATATGGCGTGGTCTAATTGGTACAGGTCAAAGTGCGTTGATGGATGTAGGAAGATATGCACTAGTAAACTCACCTTTCTTAAAAGCATATGGTGTTGATTATGGTGTTACTGATGGTGTTGGTTTTATTCGCTCCATACGTCAAGAACTGATGAGTGAAGGTTGTGAAATCGAATTGATTCATACAGGTGTCCGTTCATCATCATGGAATGATTCAGCACTAGTCACTGCTACACCATCCACAACTACAGTGACGATTGATCAAGATGCTTTCTCGAGCTCCAATGCATTGGGTGTGGATGTCAAAGATTCAGACTTCTTCAAAGTGGATGATGTAGTTGACTACTTACCCGCTGGTGATCATGACAACGCAATCACAGGTTTGATCATTTCATCTATTGTTGATAATGGTGCAACTGCTACAATCACGTTTACAACTACCCACGGTATTTCAACTTTAAACGGCACACTTGAACCCACTGCTTATGCAACAGCAACGGCAGGTCAACAGGTTGATGCCTATATTGCCAACGCATCAGGTGTGCTTGGTACATCTGATAATGGAAAGGAATTTGTATGAGTCGCTATACAAAAGCACAACTAGAAGAAAAGCTTGATATTCTTGAACATCAAGTAAGACGTTATAGAAGGGCATTCAATCAAATCAATATTGATGTTGAAGTCAATAAGACAGTCAATGTGAATATTGAACGCAATGTAAATCCACACGAGCATGTTCATTATGTCTTGAAGAATGCAGAATCTGAGTGGTCTGATAACATCACAGAACCAGGTGAAGGTGGTGACTCAAGTCGTATCACATACTATATCAAGAATAAGAATGCACTTGGTTGGACATGGGAAGATGACTATGTAAAGAACGGTCAGTTTGCATGGTGCGGTGCATTTGCAGCAGCTGTCTATGGTCCAAAGGTGCGTTTCAATATTCGTCAGAAGATCTTTCCGTCTTGCTATCGTTTGTATGACAATTGGTTCAATACATCACGTCATCAAGATAAAGCATCAATAGTACCAGGTGATCTTGTAGTTGTGTTCACATCTGATGAACAATCACCAAGCTATGGAAATCATATTACTATTGCTCGAACTTCACCAAACAAAGATGGAGAATTTCACACTATAGAAGGAAACGCACACGGCGTTGGACCAGATCAAACGTGGCGTGAAGGTGTTGTAAAACGGACTAGAAACATTGAGAACGTTGCACACGTCTATCGATTGATTGATGAGGACTATGATGAACAGTGAAGAAGATGTTAAAGAAGAAAAGACCATGCTTGACAGGTTAGGAGGTCGCAAAGCAATGGCCTTTTATTGTACCTTGCTAGTTTTATTTATACTTGCTTTAATAGGAAAGGCACACGCTGAAATCATAAGTGCAATTGATAGTTTATTCTTAATCTTTGCAGGTTCCAACGTGATCAAATCCAAAACACAACAGACTCAAATAGGAGAAAACACAGATGGCACTATCAACAAATGATCCAATATCAGCAGGTTCAATTCGTGCAGTCTATAATGCATCATCAGTCAACAATACAAATTGGAATGATTTAGTTTCAACAGACTTTGTAGACACAACCACGGGTTCAACTTGTGCAGCAAGCTTGAAGTTTGCTTTTCTTGCTGTGGTCAATAAAGGCTCTGATCTTGCATACATTAAATATCGTGCTCGAACAGGTGCAGGTGATGCAGTCACAAATGAATTGCCTGTTGATTATTTATATAGTGATGACATTGCGACAATCTCCACTGATGTTTCAACAATTGCTTTTAAAAAAGGTGCAGCAAGTGATTCAGTTTATTTTGTTGCAGGCTTTGTGAAATAAGGAGATACAATGAGTATTAAAATACAAGCAAATCCTTCAAGCACTGGTTCTGCCGTTGGTAGCCTTACATACAAAGGTCCTTACAACGTGACAACAAACTCACCTAATTTGACTTCATCAGTTTTAGGAGACTACTATCTAGTGAATCCTGATGCTGGAACATTAGCAGGTGTAGCAATTAATGTTGGTGATCACATTGTGTTTAATCAGAATGCAGCTTCACCACTAACAAGTGCAATGTTTGATGTAGTTGACAACACTGATGCAGTCAATAGTGTTAATGCATTGACAGGAACTGTTGTTCTTAATTTAAAAACAATCAATGATGTGAATGCTACATTGACACCAAGTGATTCAACTTTCTTAGTTGGTGATGGTTCTGAGTGGATTGGTGAAAGCGGTGCAACGGCTCGAACTTCATTAGGTCTTTCCATTGGATCAGACGTGCAAGCATTTGATGCACAACTGACAGACATTGCAGGATTGACACCAACGGATTCACACATCATCATTGGTGATGGTTCCAACTTCATTACTGAATCAGGTGCAACAGCACGAACTTCATTAGGTCTTTCCATTGGATCAGACGTTCAAGCATTTGATGCACAGTTGACAGATGTTGCAGGATTGACACCAGCAGATGGTGCGTTCATTGTTGGTGATGGATCCAACTTTGTAACTGAGACACTTGGTGATGCTCGAACTTCACTAGGACTTGGAACGGTCGCAACTTTAGATGTTGGAAACGGTGCAAATCAAATTGTTCAAATGACAGCTGCTGCAAAGTTGCCTGCCGTTGATGGATCACTATTGACCAATTTACCTGGTGGTGGTGATCTTCTAGCATCAAACAACTTAAGTGATTTAGACAATGCAGGAACGGCCCGCACAAATCTAGGTCTTTCCATTGGGTCTGATGTTCAAGCATTTGATGCACAACTGACAGACGTGGCAGGACTTACACCCACTGATGGAAATATCATCATTGGTGATGGTTCCAACTTCATAACTGAAAGCGGTGCAACTGCACGAACTTCACTAGGTCTTTCTATTGGATCTGATGTTCAAGCGTTTGATGCACAGTTGACAGACGTGGCAGGATTGACCCCAACGGATTCACATATTATAATTGGTGATGGTTCCAACTTCATAACTGAAAGCGGTGCAACTGCAAGAACAAGTCTTGGTCTTTCCATAGGCTCTGATGTTCAAGCATTTGATGCACAACTGACAGACGTGGCAGGACTCACACCAAGTGATGGTGGTTTCATTGTAGGTGATGGATCAAACTTTGTTCTTGAGACAACAGGTGATGCTCGAACTTCACTAGGTCTTGGAACGGTCGCAACGCTTGATGTTGGAAACGGTGCAAATCAAATTGTTCAAATGACAGCTGCTGCAAAGTTGCCTGCCGTTGATGGATCACTGTTGACCAATTTACCAAGTGGGGGCGGTTTAACATATCAAGCAAGAGACACAACAGCACACAGTCCATTGACTCCACTTGCTAACTATCATTATTCAATCAATGCCAACAGCGCAACAATGGTGATCAACTTACCTGCACTTAGTTCATTTACAGATGGTGATCAGATCAGAGTGAAGTTTCAAGCACGGGGTGACGCGGCTCGTGATGTCACTATAAATCGAAACGGCACTGATACTATTGATAGTCAAACAAGTGTCACCCTTGACGTTCTTTACTCTTCTGTGACTTTGGTTGCAGGTTCAAGTGAATGGGAGATTGTATGAGTCATAATAAGATTAAAGTTGCAGGTCAAGAACCTGATTCAAGTGGGTCAATCACAGTTGCACTTAATGACCTTTCAAATGTTTCTGCATCATCACCATCTGAAAGCGACATCCTGCAATATTCAAGCGGTTCATGGTCAACAGCTGCACTTGCTTCTGTAAGTTCAGCAGCTGAATATCTTTTGATTGGTCAAGGTGAATCTAATGCTTATAGTAATTCAACTACAGACTCAACAATATCCAATGGCGATATTTTAAACTTTTATGATACTGCACCTAAAAATACACTGTCAGGTGCATCAGTCGTCAATTATCTTGCGACAGATTGGATCACGGGCGTTACTTTACCCGCAGGAACTTATTGGGTGCTTACTACATATCGAGTAGAGTTTTCAGCAAGTGGACTTCTTGGTTTTCGATGGCAGACAGATGCAGGTGGTAACAAGACAAACATTGCGTACATTGGTGAAGATTTTGCAGGTGTTGCAGGAACGACATCAACAATCAGTGCTATTATCAACTTAAGTTCTTCTGACACTATAGAACTAAATGCCTCTGATGTTTCAAACATTGATTTAATTGCAGATCAAGGAAACACACCAAGTGAATTCTCTTCTGCATTGTTTATCAAATTGGAGTAGTCAGATGAGTCACAATAAAATCAAAGTCGCTGGTCAAGAATCAAGTGCAAGTGGATCAATCACAGTTGCACTTGATAATCTTTCTGATGTCTCATCAACTGCAACTGATAATCAGATGCTTGCATATGTTGGAAGCGAGTTTAAAAGTAGGTCAAAATTATCTACATCATCAGAGTCTTACTATAGATTTATTAAGACGAGTGATGATTACGGCACAACAGCAGGATATTCAAATAATGATTATTGGGTTTGGCGACATAGTTCAGGAGTATCAGAAGATAAAGATGCAACAGTCACACGCAATACTGCAACCAGTGGAAACTCTCCAATCAATAACAGCAAGTGGACAGAATCATTAACTTTCACAGAAAGTGGTACTTACTTATTCATTGCGTCTGTTGCGATAGGTGACAACTTTACATCAAATGACTCTTGCACAATCCAGTGGTCAGACAGTTCTGCATTCTCACACAAGACACATTTAAATTCAGAAGGTGTCTTTGGTTCCATGCTGTGGGGTATTAAGACAATATCGTCATCTACAACATTTAGAATGATTGTCAGCGATATTGTGGGAACATGTAGAGCAATTTCAGGTGAACAGGCTCTTGCCTGTTCAATCACTATTTATCAACTAAACACTTAGGATCTTATTATGTTTTTAAAAGTATATTGTTCACAAGATATTGTTCAAGGTGACGTACTTCACTTTAATACTTCTTCTGAAATATGGGAAAAGGCAACAGGAATTGATCATCCAATTTGCGTTGCTCGAACAGATGCCACTTCAAGAAACACAGGGTATTCTGTTGAAGCTGTATTTGCTGGTTCATGTTATGCAAAAGCGTCACGCTCTATTCCAACTCAAGGGGGTGAACTTCAAGTGGAGAACGGTGCGGTCTTTGTTGATAATAATGCAGATGGTAATGGAATCATTTGCCCACAGTTTATTGATAATACAGATCCAAGAAATGCAGGTGACTTGATTCAAGTGGTGATTCGATAATGTTCAACATCAAACTAGATTTAGAAAACGCTGATAAGCTTTTACAATCTCCACTTGCAATTGCTGCTTTCTGTATTGCTCTATGTTTCATCTCCATCCTCATTGGCATGTCACATGGATCAACATCAAAGAAAGATGTGTGTGGTGAAGAACTTGACCTGGTAATTGTTCAAAGCAATCAGATTAAAGCACTTGAATCAAAGCACGCGTCTTGCGTTGCTGATGGTGAAACGTCTTGTATTGAACGTGAGCAAAGGTTGTGTCGAACTGAGAAGGAAGCGATCAAGTTGAACTGCAATGATTTGATTGACCGCATCACGAAGGACTTAAAGAAATGATCTTCAACATTCTTATACCTGCAATATTACAGCTTGGATTTGCAACTGTCACTTTAGATGACGGCCATCAGGTTCATTCTAAGTTTGTTCCATCAGGAACCATTTCACCATCCAACGGTTTCATTGTTTCTGTTGGTGACATGGCAGATATTCAAAGTGCGTTGCATGGAAACAGTTGCTTGATTCGAGTAAGTGAAATCAAGACACGCTTTGAACAAGAAGTAAAAGACAGAGTAGAACGTTGTGAGTCACGCATAAGCATATTTCAAAAGTCTCTTGACGAATCTAAACAATTAAACAATCATCTTAAACAGAAGCTTGAACAAGAAGAGGTCTATTCAAATCGACTGCTTATTGTTTCAAGTGCGGTGGTTGGTGTGCTTGCTACATCAACTTTGTATTTCAGTTTAAGATGAGGGATTATGCAAAATAGAATAATGGGTGAAGTGGTCTTTGCTTCACAATATGCAAGACAGACAGACACAGGCCGTGAATCATGGATTGATGCAGTTGATCGTGTGGTTGATATGCACATTGATAAATATCCACATTTAGCAAAAGAGATTGTTGAAGCGTTTCAACTTGTCAAAGAACAACGTGTTGTGCCTTCACAACGTTCAATGCAATTTGGCGGTAAAGCTATTCAACAAAGAAACATGAGAATCTACAACTGTACTTTCTCACCAGTTGACAGACCACGGTTTTTCAGTGAAATGTTTTGGTTGCTTTTATGTGGATCAGGTACAGGGTTCAGCGTCAAAGAAAGAAACATCAAGAGACTACCTCGAATTGTTGGTGTTGAAAAACATGCAAGACGTAAATCATTAACACATGTTGTGAAAGACTCAATTGAAGGATGGAGTGAAGCACTCCAAGCATTGCTTGATTCATACTTTCATGTTGATTATTTTGAACACGCAATTGATCACGAGGTATATTTTGATTACTCGCAAGTTAGACCAAGGGGTGCACCAATTTCATCAGGTGGAATTGCACCAGGTCATGAACCACTTGAAGCATGTTTAAATGAAATTAGGCACATCTTAGTTTCAAGACTAGGTAAACGTCTAAGGTCCATTGATGTGTTTGACATGTGTATGTCTTTATCAGCTGCTGTTCTTTCAGGAGGTGTCAGAAGGTCTGCATCAATCTGTTTGTTTGATAAAGATGATGAGTTGATGTTGAATGCAAAGGTAGGTGAGTGGTATATCACACATCCAAATCGAGCATATGCAAACATCAGTTCAAACATCATCACAGATGGAACAGAAAAGAAATCAGATGTTGAAAAGGCCGTTGATCTAAACAGCAACTTTGGTGAACCTGGTGTATTCTTTTCCAATGCTCCTGACTTTGGAACGAATCCATGCTGTGAAATTGGTTTGTGGCCTTATTGGGTTCAATCACCAGCGGGTGAAACTGTCTACAAGGTTCCACTCTTAATGAGTAGGAATAAAGAACAGCTTGAAAAAACAGGATGGAAATTTAGAAGCGGATGGAGTGTGTGCAATCTTACTGAGATTAACATGCAAGAGAACAAGACTTTTGAAAAGTTCATGGAATCATGCAGGGCAGCTGCATTCATTGGAACACTTCAAGCGGGCTATACAAACACGGGGTATCTTGGTCTTGTATCAAAGAAGATCATTGAGCAAGAAGCATTGATAGGTGTAAGTCTCACAGGTATGTATTCTAATTTCAGTGTTTCTTTCTCACCAAAGATTCTTGAAGCGGGTGCAAAAGCTGTGGTTGAAGAGAACATGCGAGTTGCTCAAATGATTGGAATCAACTATGCATCAAGAACAACATGCATCAAACCAAGTGGGAATACATCCACGCTGCTTGGTACAAGTGCAGGCATCCATCCTTTCCATGCAAAGCGTTGGATTCGAACAATACGTTTAAGCAAGATCAATCCCGTGTGGAAAGAGATCAAAGAACATTTACCTTCATGCATTATTGACCAAGAAGGTGACACAGGCATTGTGCAATTTGCTTGTGAAGTTCCTGATGTCAATTCATGGATCAGAGATGAAGTGAATGCACAATACCATATCGAGCAAGTCAACTTGGTTCAGAAACATTGGGTATTACCTGGTAGTGTCAACAGCCGTGTTGAAGGTTTAACACATAACGTTTCAAACACTTGCACAATCAAAGCACACGAATGGTTATCTGTTGCTGATTGGCTTTGGAAGATTAGACACACAGTCAAGGGCGTTGCAATGATGCCTGATGCAGGTGACTATATATATGAGAATGCACCCTATCAAACAGTATTAGACAATTCATTGAGTGAAGCAAAGTGGAAGATGTTAGCAAAGGTCGACTGGTCTGTTATTGACTTCACTAAAATCTATGGTGGAAATGATGCACACTTGACAGGTGCATGTGACGGTCAGAAATGCGAAATGCCTTTACTCAAACAAGGGTAGTGTTTGCATGATGTCATCATACATGGCTTGATTGAATAAGTTCTCATCTTTGGTGATGGTGTCAAGGATGTCTTCTTGTGTCTCTTCACTGATCAAGTCTTTAGATAAAAGTTTCTGTGTGAAGTGTGCAAGCTCACTAAACCAAGGTGAACAAGTCCACTTGATTACATTCACGCAATATCCAAGCAAGTCATCATCACGGTTCTTGCTATAACAAGTACCATAGAACGCATCAAACATGGCAGCTAATGAATCAGAGTCAACATCCTTAAGACCTTCTCTTGTGAATCCTGCTAAGCGGCCGTTCTTCAAGATCACTCGCAATGGTGAGAACATGATAGGATAAAAGAAACGTCTAAAGTGGAACTCGTCCATTTCAGTGGGTGAAGTGCCATCTGAATAATTAGAAAGGGCCTGCAAAGAATCATCAATATCAATACCTTCATCTGTCAATTCTTGCAGTACAGTGCTGATATTTGTGAAGTCTCTTAGGTGAAACTTAGGATCTTGAGGTGATACATGAACCACTTTATGTGCAGGTTGTGGTGCAGGTTGTGGTGCTGGTGGTTGACTTACTTTAGACTTTTTTTTTAAGTCGTATGGAATACGTTCACCATTAGATGCATAAGCAATGCGTTCAACTTCATCAGCATCATCAAGGATTTGTTCAGCAAGTTCATCAGGACTGTTGGCAGTTCCAACTACATCAGGAAAGACCACACGGCATAGTGCTGTAGCAGCTCGCTTTCCACACATCACCAAAGGCATCTGTTTCCATGTTTTATTGTTATCATTGCCACGCATTCTGCAATCATACATTGTGAAAGTCCATTCATGAACAGGTGCGTCAATTCCATATTCTTTAGCAAAGTCTAGTTCATCAGTACGCATTGCAATATAACGAATGCCAACAGTATGAGGATTGACGTTGCCTTGATCATCATATTCTGGTGTCAATGCTTCTGCCTTCATCATTGCACAGATCTTCTTGCCTGTGGTTGGATCCACAAAGCCGCGCACAATTCCAACCATGGCATCAGCATTCAATGCAGGCTTGCCATGTATACAATATGTTTGAGACATACAAGCAAGTGCATTATAGTTGAAGAGGTGACCAAAGGTCAGAAAGCATTTGATGTTATCATCATAGTCACGTTGACTGGTTGAATTGTTCTTGATGATTTCGTCATGTTGTGGATTAAGCATATTGTTCTCCTTTTATATGCGTCTTAATTATTGATTAGATAAAATAAGTGATGTTGTTTTAAGTGTAGATGTTGAAGGGGCCTTGACTACAGAATGATTGCCACGGCGTTCTTTACAGTTCTCTTGAAATTGCAAGACCAGACTTGATGCAAAGATGATCAAGATTAAGATTGCAAATAGTTCAATGCGTTGGGTTTGCTTTAAGCGTTGATTGTAATTCATTTTAAAATCCAAAGTCAGTTAAGTCATAAGTGTTTGAGGTAAGTTTGTTGAGTGATTTACAAAGTCTGATTGCTACTTTATAAGACATTGGTAGTTTGCCGTTTAAGATTCTTGTTAGGTGTTCATATGAGCAACCCATATCAGCTGCAAGTGTTTTGATTGACATTGATCTTGATTTTAGATCACAAATAATTTGATCTTTCATTTAAATACCCAAAAGTTGATAAGTGTGTTTAATAGAAGACATAATCACGCTTCTTGTTTTTCCAAAAAAGAAATAACAATCATGCTCAATATCATATGTTCTTACTTCAAAATAAGATAAATCAACTCTGTAAGGGGGGGTTGTTTGTATGTGAAGATCTTTATCTATAAAATGATCTTGTAGGCTGTCTAGGTGCTTTAATAATTGTTTATCTGAATAATTCTTAAGAGTGCGGGGCTTTAATCGTTTAGCAGATTTCATTTTGTAATCCTTTTCGAGATTTAATTTAACTGATCAACGGTTGATCATGTTTAAGTTTGTAACACGTCTTGATATTTATGTCAAATATAAATTGATAAAAAAAGCAAATAAAGTTTGACACAGTTGTCAAATGAACATAAAACTTAGATTCATCTTATATAAAGGAGAACACATGAAAGAATATGAAGTAAGACAATTAATTCTTAAGTCTGAATTGAAGGCAATGGAAAAGGTCGTCATGTTTGCAATCTTGATGCGTGTAGATTGGTCAACATTCAGTGGTCAAGTCAGTGCAAGTCTGTTAGTTGAATCAACAGCTGGAACACTGCCTACTATAAAGAGAACACTTTCACAGCTCGTCAAGAAAGGGTGGATCACTCGAACATCAAGATACATTGAACGCACTAAATCAACCGCTGCTTTTACAACTATCCAACTTGATAAAGTGGGTATCAAGAATGATACCGTATCAAATATGAACCGTATCAAACTTGATACCCCTATAGTATCAAACTTGATACCCCCCCGTATCAAATCTGATACCCCCAACAGTATCAAACTTGATACCCATACAGTTAGTAACAATATTAATTCAGTTAATAACAATATAGAAGAAACTGAACCACTTGATAAAAAGGAAGTGGATCAAAATTGCATTGAGGGGGGAAGTGAATTTTGGATTTACCCTTCATCTATAGAAGACGCAGTTACTAGAAGAAGAACAGAAGAGTATATTCAAGCACATCCAAACATGACATACTCAGACAAACAAAGATTACTCTATCCACAACTCAGCAAACCTATGTGGTCCACAAACAACTAAATGAAATCATGCAAAGGAGAACACATGAAATCAATTAAGCAAGCAATCAAAGACTTTGACCTAGATCACTGGGCACGTTCATTGAGAGTCAACAGCATCAAAACAAATGTATCAAAGCCTAACATCATTCATCATCGTCAACTCGAACAAGCAAACTTACTCACTAAAGAAGTCATTGCAGGTGTTCCACAAATCAAAGTTAATCTCTTAAACTCTTGTGAATACAACGGGTGCACTGCATCACATTCAGGTATACACACAAGACAAGAAACTAAGATCCTTGATGATGTTAAACAGTATGAACCTGTGATGATTGAAGATGATCAAGGCAAGAAAACAGAAGATGTTTCACAACGTCCTGATGATCTAATCATTGACGATGATGGTTTATGGATCCCAGTTCAACATAGATATACATTTGGTATTCCATGCAAATTCTGTGGATTGATTAACAAACATCTACTTGATTTTAAAAGCAGTGGTTTAACATCTGATGCAATTGGCAAGCATGTTGACAACTATGACTTTGAAGAAGGTCTTAAACAATTGTCTCTTGACTTTGTTCAAGGCAAGCACCAGGGCGGTTTGATTTATGGAAACACAGGAAATGGAAAGACACACTTACTTTGTGCCATTGCTCGTGAATTGATCTTTGCAGGTAAGAAGGTCAGGTACGTTTCACATCAACAGCTGCTGGAGAACATAAAGAAATCCTTTGATAAGAATAGTGATGTTAGTGACCCAAGGTATTCATGGTTAGATGGTGTTCAAGTAGTTCTGTTTGATGAACTTGGATTTTTTAGGCAGAATGAATGGAGTCGTCAAACAACTAATGAACTGATCCACGCAATCCATGCAGCAGGCGTTCAAGTGCTGTTTGCTTCTAATCTCACACCACGCCAAATGAAACAACAGTTCTTAGATATAAGATCAATCAGTCGAATCAGTGGCATGTGTCAAGACTTCAAGTTTGAAATGAAAGGTGAAGACAGACGAGCATCTGATGAATTTTGGAAATAAAAAAAACAGCATGTGGAAAAGGGAGAACACCACACACTGTTTTTCTTTTACTTGAAATCCAATTATCAGCAAGGCACACTAACAAAAGGATGTTCAATATTTATCATATTAAAACTGTGTACACAATGACATTGTTTGAATGTAGATAATCAGAACCCCTTTTATCATATGCACTGTTAATTGGGTAATGCACATCCAACAGACCTGCATGGTGTATCAATCGAGCACATACTAAACAAGGGGCCGTTGTTATATAGATTGAACAATTCAATACACTGATGCCTTTTCTCAATGCATTCATAAGTGCATTTGCTTCTGCATGGTGGCATCCAAGTTCAATGTGTGTCCCTGATTTGATCTTGTTCTTTGTTCTTTCACATTCATCTATATTACATAGTTGACCAGGTGCACCCCGTGGTGGTCCATTGAAACCCATTGCCACAGGATTGTTTGATTGATCTACAATCACAGCACCCACAGCACCCCGTGGACATGGCGATTGATCAGAAATCAATAGAGCATGTTGAATCCAATGCTTTGACCAATTCATGAATTGAACCCACAGATCTTCATAAGTCTCTTCATATCTTCATCCTCATTCAACAGCTCAACAATAGTCCATGCATATTCAGCAATTTCTTTTTGTGCATGTGAATCTGTTCTTTGTTTTAAGAAATGAATCAACGCTTGAAAGGAACAAGTCCAGTAACATTCTGACATCAAAGAGGTGGGTAAGATCATTCTTGCTTGTTCTTTACATAGTCCAATTGTCAACAGATGTTTATATGTATCAAACAAGCTATCAATTGTATTTTGATAAATAGTTGAACAATCAGATTGTGTTTCATCATCTAACACTTGACCGCTTCCTTGCTTCACAGATTGATCTGGTTTAGATCTCCACTTTTGAGGATGATAAAATGAATGCTCGAACTCAACATACCTGCCGCTTATCTCATTCCAACTACAACCAACTTGATGTTTCATCCATTGTCTTAGGATGAATATGGGTGCTCTAATATGAAAAGTAAAATGGATATGTCGAAAGGGTGAAGTGTGTTTATGGGTCCACAGATATTGAATCAACTTCCAATCTTTATCATTCATTGATTCAATCTGTTTACCAAAACTTATTCTTGCAGCGTTCACAATATCAAGTGTGCTACCAGATTGTTTTACAAGCTTGACATTCATGTGCTCTTTAAACTCACTTGTACTTGATGGTCTTGCATTGTCTCAACCTTAGCTACACGTTCACGCATCTTGTTAAACTCAGTCCATATTTCAATACGGCCTTCTCTGCATGTCTTGTGTTGGGCTTCAAGATTCAATTGTATTTGTGTCAATGCATCTTGCAGTCTTTCAATTTGTTCCATGGTTTTACCCAAGGTTCTAGCTGCATAAAAGATCAAAGATCCAACGGTTCCAAGTAGTCCAACAATATGCCAAATCGAATCAAAGTTAATGTTCATTTCATACCTCGTTTTAATACAGATGAATCTTCATATAATACTTGATGTTTGCTTGACTTCAATTTCTTTTATAGTAGTATACATATATACATATATAGATAGGAAGGTGATATGTATATGAAATCCATAATGTTAAACGTACCCTTGATCATGTCAGACGCACTTGATGAAATTGCAAAACGTGAGAATAAACCACGGTCTTATGTAATGCGTGAAATGCTTGACCAGGGAATTAAAGAAAGACAGAAGAAAGGCAAGGCACATGAGTCTAAATAAAATTCACATCATTGGGCGTGTTGGTAAAGATCCTGAAAGCATCACAACCAAGTCTGGTGATGTAATGACAAAGTTCAGCGTGGCAGTATCAGATAAGTACAACGGTGAAGAACGCACTCAATGGTTCAACTGCAAAGCATTCAAGTATTCTGCAACTTACATCTTGAACAATGTGCAAAAAGGTACACAAGTCTATATCGAAGGATCAATGCAATCTAACAAATATGAAGATAAAACATATTGGGATTTGATCACCAACAAGGTCTTAGTCTTGGATGGTAGAAAGGCACAAGATGATAGTGGTAAAAGATATTGATATGGAAAGAATCACTGACTTAGAACTACAAATCAAGTCCATTGATCTTGCTCTTGAAGTATCAAAGACATTGATGCGTGATAATCAAACAGCTTATGAAGCAACACAAAAAGTGGCTATTCGTGAGATACACAGAATACAATCTGAAATTGATGCAATCATTGAAGCTGATCCAACTATTGATGATGAAAGTGAATCAGATGAACAAGAATGACCTCGAACAATTAGCAGCTCGTGAATCAACTGTTATTAATAAAACTAAGAGTAAACAGTCACGCGCGTGTAAGTACACTGAAATCAGAGCACACAATCTTTGCACTCATATCTCAAAGGGCAATACATTCAGAGCATCTGCAAAAGCAGAAGGCATAAGTGAAGCCACGTTTCACAGGTGGAGAAAAGAACACCCTGACTTTGGTGAAATGGTTGAACAAGCACTTGGTGTCAGTGAAGCAAGACTGGTGAACAAGATTGCAGAGACAGAAGATTGGCGGGCGGCTGCTTGGATCCTAGAAAGACGCTTCCCAGATTCATGGACTAAGAGAGAACAGATTGACATGAACGTTTCACGGTCAGAAGGTCTTGATGAAATCAAAGCAATGATCAAACAGACTGATCATCTATTAAATGTACAAAGGAAAGAAGGCAGCAATGAAGAAGATGATAAATAGTCTAGTATCATGGATTTGCCTTGTATTACTTCACAAGAAGTCAAAGGCTATTGTTCACCATGGACAACCTTGTACTCATCGTTTAGATTTCTTAAAAAAGCTGATTGATGAAGTCAATGATACTGAGTTGAATAAAGCATTGGATCATGAATTTGAATTGCTTCAAGATCAGATCAGTATGAACGTTCTGACATTTATTGATGGCATTATACACACATTGCTTGAAGAGTATGAACCATGTGATCAACGCACTAAACATTTAAAGGCATTGTTTGAAGGGTATCAATCTTATTATTCGTTTCCAAATAGAGAGATTGCACTAGATGACTTTGAAGAAGGACATGGAATAATTAAGGAGCTGCACGATGGTTGAAAGAAAGCAGGTGTTGAAAAGTAAGGTGTTTGATTATTGGATGAATACAGACAAAGGACAAAAGAGAGTAATTTCAATCATCCAAAAAACTGGTGTATCCCCTTCTTTCATTTGTGCAGATCAGGACTTTCCTGAATGCTTTGCATGTGCATCACCAATGCAGTCTTTCTCTACTCGTAAAGATGGAATGAAGTATTGGCGTGACTTATGGAATAAAACAAAACTAGAGGTTGCCCATATCATTCCACATTCAAGAGGGGGTGAATCAATACCGTCCAACTTAGTTCTTTTATGTAGAGATTGTCATAGAGACAACCCTGACAGTTTAAATGAAACGTTCTTTTGGAAGTGGTTATGTAATAGACCTAGCTGGACAACTAGAAGACTTCAAGCATTGCAAGAGGTTCCTTTGAGTAAAGATCAAATGAACAACTTGATGCAGGCACTTGGTTCAATTGAAGGCATTGAAGAACGACTTAAAGAAATAGGTAATCTGGTTGAAGAATCATGGACTGCTGTTGATCCTGTTTTAGTTCAAGGTAAATATTCAGCGGGGTCAATAGCTGAAATGATTCACTACATGGCAGACAACTTAATTAAACAAACTTAATTCATGCAAAGGAGAACACATGAATACAGAACAAACATCAATCAACTTATATGACAATACATACATTGACAACGTTGGGTTGCCTGCCTATCCATGGCGAGTATCAGCGGGGCACAAGTTTGAAGCAATGGGTTCAATGGCCTTCTTTCAATCACAGATGAACAATCACCACATTGTAAGACAATGCCACAAAGATCAATACATGAGTGTTTCAATGATTCATGGTGAAAGTCATCTGTATGACCTATCCTACAAAGTCAATTATAGTGTTGATACTGGTTCTGATCTTATTAAGAAAACTAAAACACAAATGTTAGTTGAGTTTAAATTATTGACCAATGAATCTTTTAAGAAAAGAGGTCTGGTTGATGGCCTTAAGAACATCTTTAGATATAATGATAAATCTAAACGTGCACTTGACTTCTTGCAAAGACATTCAAAAAGCACTGTTGAAAAGTTGAACTTGCTGGTGATTGGTTCAACCTCCTTTAATTCACAAGAAGTGGTTCAGTGTTCAACAGCAAAAGTCTTTGGTCCAATCTGGTGCATTGCATATATGCCAACAGCTGAATCAAGAAAAGATCATCCATCAGTGAAGAAGGCCATGGTGATGTTTGATGACTTTGACCAATATGCCCAATGCATCCACAACGCTACAACACCTCATCATCTGTTTGACATGATTGAGCAAAAGTCAGACTTAAATGAAACGCTTGATTTTATGGAGACTTTCAAACTGCCATGAACTTAAACTTAAATGAACTACAACAAAACATCGTTGCTCGAATCAGAAGACAAGACAAAGTGATAAGCGCGCGGTGTGGATGGGGATCAGGTAAGACGAGTGGACTAGTGTTTGCTTTGTGGTTCATTAGTCGTATACGACCTGGTACATCATCTCTTTTAATCACTGACACATCACCTAGATATAGATCTGTACTTGGTCCTGAAATCGAAAAATGGTTAGGTCCTATAGGTTGGACTTTCAATGCACTTGAATCAAAGTGGTCTGATCCAATCACGGGTTCATCCATATGGTGCCGTTCATACTTTAGACCAGGTACAAGAGAAGCAACCCACAATCCACTTGAAGGTTTAAACATCACATCAGGTGTTGCTTTGATTGATGAATGTCAAACATTCAAAGATGATGAGGTTGCACAAAAGGCATTGGGACGTTTAAGAAGTGGACCTACTCCCATTATGATATTGGTTGGCTTGCCTGTTGCTGATGCGTGGTGGTGTTCACTTGCAGAAAAAGCAGGATATGAACCTTTGCTTTTCACTTCTTATGTAAATCAAAACAACTTGAGTGATGAGTGGTTTGAAGCAACCAAGCTATTACCTGAAGAAGAACGCCTTGCCATGGTGATGAATGAACCAAGGCCACCAAGTGGATTGATATATTCTGAGTGGACTGCAAAGCATGTGATCAATGACTTCAAGTACAAGCCAACAATGACAGGCCGTATTTCTGTGGATTGGGGATTCAGAAAACCATCTGTATTGATCATGGTGTATGATGAGGAAAGACAAGCAACAATCATTGTGCATGAAATCAATCCACAAGAATGTACCATTGATGAACTCGCAAGGATGATCTTATTGATAGCGTGGCCACGTTCATTGATGAATCAGGCACCTGGTTCGAGGATATGGTTAGATTCAGGTGTAGCAGACAAAGCGGGTGCAGCTCGCAATGATCAAACAGGACGTTCTGCATTTAGAGCAATGAAGAAGTTACCACATGAAGGTGGAATAGGTGTGCCCTTAAAGTTCACCACTGATCCTGTTATGACTAATGTATTAAACGGCATCCAAAAAGTGAAACGTGCATTTGCTCAAAAGAAATATCTTTGTACAAGTGAAGTGTGGATGCGTGGTGAAAGGGCAATTGGCAATTCATTCAGAAAGGCCATACTGTCATATGGATGGAGTCCAACAAAAGACGAACCAAAGAAAGACGGGCGTGAAGATCCACTTGACGCATTAAGATATGATTGTCTGTTTCATTACTGGTCAGAGATGAGTATGCCAACAATCACGTCACGTCAATCCAAGGGCCGTGGCAATACTCGAATCAGAAGAGAAAGAAAGTTTAGAGGGTTCTGATGATTGACAGAGAAACCATTGTTGAAAGAACAAGGCAGCTAAGAAAGAAGAATCTGACATTCAAGGAGATTGTGAACGTATGTGAAAGAGAAGGTCTTTTAGTCAAGACCATGCATTCAAAAAGCACAATCAGGGGTTGGTTTCTCAAAGCATATCCAAGTGAAAAAATAAACTACACAGAAATTGAAAAGGTAAATCCAAAGCACAAGGACCTTGTTCAAGAGGTCTACATCAAACACTTGCTTGATATGGGATACACACCACTTGAAGTCAAAGCAGAATTGAAACGTCTCATTAAATAAAAGAAGAACTATAATGAAATTAATTTGTGGAGACTCAACAGAAGAATTAAGAAACCTTGAACCATGTTCAATTGATGCGGTGGTGTGTGATCCTCCTTATGGACTTGGATCAACCACACCTTCACAAGTCAGTTCTTGTTTGCAGGCATGGTCAAGAGGTGAAACATGGAAACCCCAGGGTAGTGGATTTATGGGTAAGTCTTGGGATTCTTGGGTTCCACCACCTGAACTGTGGAAAGAAGTCATTCGAGTATTGAAACCTGGTGGTCATCTGATTGCCTTTGCAGGATCAAGAACTCAAGATCTTATGTCAATCTCATTAAGGCTTGCAGGGTTTGAAGTGCGTGACACCATTCAATGGTTGTATGGTTCAGGATTTCCAAAGTCTTTGAACATTGGCAAGGCCATTGACAAGATCCAATCACAAGAAGCCAAACAATATGAAGGATATGGAACCGCATTAAAACCAGCTTTTGAACCTGCTATCCTATGCAGGAAACCATTGGATGGAACCGTTGCACACAACGTTTTGAAGCATGGTGTTGGTGGATTAAATATTGATGGATGCAGGATAGGTGATGAAGTCATCAAAACAGAGGGATATACAAACAGTCAACCACTTGTATCTTTCCAAGATGTGAATCCATTCTATCAAGGAATGTCACATGTTGGCAGATGGCCATCCAACGTGATCATGGATGAACAAGTTGAATGTGGTGAATGGAAAAGATTCTTTTATTGTGCTAAGGCATCAAGACAGGAAAGGGAACAAGGACTTGATGGACATGGATCAAGGGTCAACATCCATCCAACTGTTAAGCCAATTGACTTGATGCGTTATCTTTGCAGGTTGATCACACCTCGAAACGGCATCATCCTTGATCCATTCCTTGGAAGTGGTTCAACAGGAATTGCAGCTGGTCTTGAAGGCTTTGACTTTGTTGGCATTGAACGTGAAGAAGAATACTTTGAAATTGCCAAAACACGCATTGAACATTGGACAAACACAACATTGACCTATGATCAACCACAACCCAAGGAAGTCAAGACAGGTGAACAGCTGTCATTGTTTTAAATAATAGCTTCAAACTAGACAGGTGAATCAGACTAACTACTCTCTTTAAATAAATAGTAATATAAGTTTAAAGAAAAAAAGTTGTCTAGTTTGAAGCTTAAGCACTCTATATCAAAAATTTAAATCATTGACAATGTGAACTATATTTCACACAATATAGAAAAACATCCATCCATGATTGTGCACATATGATTGATGATAAAAGAGATGAACCTCACATGAAGGCATTGTTGCCACGTTTTAGAACCCGCGGTATCACAGGCACTCAACTGTCTGGTGGTAAGATTCTAGGTAAAGAACGCAACCCAAAACTCACAGGTTTAAATTGGATTAGAGAAGCTGAGGAGATGCTTCAAACTGATCCTGTGGTAAGACGTTCATGGCACATGTTAAGACAAACACTCTTAAGTGCAACATGGCGTTTTGTACCTGGCGTTGAGAATGATCCTGTATCAGAAGAACTTGCACGGTATTGTAATGAAGCGTATGGATTTGATGGGTATTCAGGTCAGATGGCTTCATGCTTTGAAGATCAGCTCACTTATCTATGGGAGTTCGTTACACTTGGTTACAGATATGCAGAAGAGATCTACAAGGTAGGACCAGATTCAGAAGGTAAGGTTCGAGTGTGGCTTGACTACTATGCAGACCGTGAGCCAAGTGCACACAACAGGTGGTTGTCTCAAGATGGTCAACACTTGGATGGAGTCATGCAGAATGTGGTTGGTGTTACATACACACCTGAACCTATCCCTGCCAACAAACTCCTTTTATTGACACTCAATAGAACAGGGTCAAACTTTGAAGGCATTGGAATGTTACGGCCTGTGTGGTGGTGGTGGCGAACAAAGCAACGTGTTTCCAACTTGATGTGCGTAGGTCTTGAACGTTGGGCAATTCCAACACCCAAGGTCAAAGTTGACCGGTCACAAGCTGAACAACAGGGTTTAACTGATGCAGACTTGTCAGTGATGATTGATGATGCAGCAGACCAAGCACAAGCATTCTTAGCAACTGAACAATCATACTTGGTTGAATCACCTGTTATTCAGTTTGATTCATATGCAATGACACCAAACCTTTATTCACAAGGTCCATTAGACATCATCAAAGAATGTGACAATCAAATCAGTCAAGCATTCTTAGCCCAATTTGCAAACCTTGGTATTTCAGACACGGGTTCAAGATCAGTGGGTGAAGTTCACCTGTCTATGTTTAGACGTGCTGCAATTAATCTGTGTGATATTGTTGCAAGTCAAATCAGTGGACCTGATAGGCGTGGTGGTGGAACTGTTGGGCGTTTGATCCGTTGGAATTACGGATATGTTGATCCATCCAAGCTTCCTCGTCTTACTCACACAGGTCTTGATACTGATGACTTGGCAGAATCACTTGGTGTTTTACCTGGTCTTGTTCAAGCAGGATTATTGACTCCTGACAATGACCTTGAACGAGCAATCCGTGAAAGACTTGGTGCAGGTGAGTTACCTGAAATTGCCGAAAGATCACCACAAGAAAGATCAATTCAAAAAGGCGGCGGTGTTGCTGCACTTGCTGAAACCTTAATCAGAAGGAAAAAAACCAATGGTTAAGAAGATCAGAGTGAAGAAGAAACGAACACAAGCCCAAACCCCTGCACCCAAAAAAGATCAAGTCACAGGATCAAAGAAGAATCCAAAGGGTTCTGCAAGTGGTTCAAGAGGTGGTATCAAAATATCTGACCAAGCAATTAAGACGCTTGAGAACTACAAAGACGAGCACAATAAAAAGTATAGTGCAAAGTCAAAGCAGATTGATATGGGTACACTCAAAGCAATCTTTAGACGCGGTGCTGGTGCTTTCTCTTCAAGTCATAGACCTCAAGTGTCTTCAAGGACTCAATGGGCATTGGCACGAGTCAAAGCCTTTTTGAAACTAGTTGGCACAGGTGAACGCAAGAAGTCATACACCACTGATTTGGATTTACTACCCAAAAGTCACCCACAACGCACTGACAAAGAAACTAAAAGTGAATTGCTTGCTATTCCTGATAAGTATTCACACATTGACTTTGTACCTCCCAAGGGAGTTCAAGCAGCTGCAAAACGTGCACTTGAAGTTCGAGCAACTAAACCACCTTCACAACGGGGTGGTACAGAAGTTGGGCTTGCTCGTGCAAGAGACTTATCCAACGGTAAACAACTTAGTCCTGACACTGTCAGAAGAATGTTGAATTATTTCACACGCCATGAGGTCGATAAACAAGGGTCCACCTGGTCTGATCAAGGCAAGGGCTGGCAAGCTTGGAATCTGTGGGGTGGTGATGCAGGATATTCTTATGCACGAAAAACGGTAAAACAAATGAACACAGCTGATTCAAAAGCAACGTCATTGACTGCATATGCAGAAGCATTGCAGTTAAATGAAATTAGAACGTATGAAGTGCCCAATGGTTTAACTATAGGCAGACCGTTCAAAACTCTTTCAATGGGTCAAGTCTCTTCACGCATGAACGGTGCACCCCTTGGTGATGCCATTGACCATGAACTGTTAAATGAGATGGTTCGTGTGTTTAACATGCGTAAAGAATCTGATCCTGTCATCATTGATTGGCAGCATGCCACAAGCCCTTTCCAAGATGGTATTCAAGGACCTGATGCTGGTAATGCGTTGGGTGTTATTGTAGACCTCGAACTTAAGGATGATGGTTTGTATGCAGTGCCTGCATATAATGAAAGAGGTCTTAAAGTAGTTAATGAAGCTGGTGGGATACTTTGGTCAAGTCCGGAGTATTTACACGGTGAAATATTCACGCGTGATGGTGGTGATAAGGTTGGTGATGCTCAACTCTTAGCAATCACATTGACCCCGCGGCCCGCACAACAATCTGACAAAATAGACAGAGTCACACTAAAGGAGAATTTGAACATGTATTCAAAAGACCAGTTGGATGCTATGGATCATAAAGATCTTGTAGACTTTGCTACTCGTGAGCAAGATCTGAATCAACAAAAAGATGACATGATCAAGCAACTAGAGAAGCAAGTTAAAACCATGAATGAAGACAATGAGTCTAAGATTGCACAAGACAATGAAGAATTGTCAGAGCATGACAAAGATGAAAAGAAGAATGAGCACTATGACGATGAAAAATTGAATGAGCACTATGACAAAAAAGAAGAAGATGAAGACAAGGACAAGAAGATGAAAGAGCATCAAAAGATGAGTGAATCACTTGCAAGTCCTGCTTTACTTTCTGAGATCCAAATGTTGAGAGAACAAGTTTCACAATTGCGTCAAGACAAGATCGAAGTTGAAAAATCTTCTGCAGTGAAACAATTGCTAAGTGAAGGCAAGATCTCACCTAATGAGGAAAGCGTTGCTCGTGAAGCGTATGACATGAAACTTGAAGGGCGTGACTCTTTTTGGGCAATGTTTAGCGAACGTCAAAACAACAGTGTTGTACCAATGAATACCATTGGACATGGTGCAAGTGGTCAAGAGATCACCAAAGAAACAATCAATCTTAAGATTAAGAAATTAAGTGAAGACAAAGGACTTAGTTACAGTCAAGCACTGACTGAGTTTAGAACTTCAAATCCTTCTGAATATAACCAAGCGTATGGGGTTTAATCATGCAAACTCAAAATATTGTTGAATCATTTGTGGCAGCAGAAGCCATCACTGAATTTGCTCTAGTATCAATTGATGCAAATGGCAAAATCACCATCACTGATGCAGGCACTGAAATTGGATGTGTTGGCGTTGCACAACGTGCATGTTCAGCAGGTGATACTGTTGAAGTCGTTATTCATGGAACCACACGAGTGATTGCAAGTACAGGACTAACATTTGGAACTACACCCTTATTGACAGGTGCTGCTAACGGTCAAGTTGCAGCAGTTACTCAAGGTAAATATCCTGTATGCCGTGCACTTCCAAACATCAACCAAAAATCAACAGCGGCCCAAGGTGAACAATTTCTTGTTCTCTTCACAGGCCCTTCTGTAGTTAAAGCTTAAGGAGTTTAACCAATGGCATCATCATATAGCAATATCCATCCTGTTGATCAGATCTTAACTTCACTTGCAATTGAATCTGTTCCTTCTGATTCACAATTGATTGCTGATCAAATCTTTGAAAAAGTGAACATTCCTGAAAGAAGTGGAACACTCTTAATTGAGAACACCCGCAACTTTATGGGATCACCTTCACTTGACCTCGAACGTGCACCAGGTGCATCTCGAACAATGATTGGTTCTTTTGATCGCACTAACTTAACTTATAAAGCTAAGATCTACAGTGCATCAGATTCAATTGCCATGGAGGATATCGAAGATTCTCAATACCCTGGTAGTGAAGAAGCACGAATCATCCGTAAAGTAGCCCGCACAATGAAACTTGCAAAAGAGAAACGAGCGGCAGACTTACTATTTGACAACACTGTATTCACTAAAACATCGACCGCTGCCAACATTCCAAGTGGTAAAGGTGTGAAGTTCAATGCAGCAGGTGCAGAACCTTTAAGTGATCTTCACTTAGTCAAAGACCAAGTATTTGCAAACTCACACGGCATCAACCCTGATACATTAGTATTAGGACGTGAAGTATTCCGTGAACTTGCCCGCAATCCTGAAATGCGTGGATACGTTGGTGATGCAACAGCAGGCATTGCAAGTGGTAATCTTCTTCTTAATGATGAGACTATCATTCAAGTTCTTAAAAACGTTCTTGGAATTCCTAACGTTTATGTTGGTGCTGCACGCCGTGAAACAGCTGTTGCAGGTGCAACTTCTGCAGAAGGTTATATCTGGACTGGTGATTCCATCTTTATGGGAATCATGAAAGGTTCTGATGCAATCGTTTCTAAGACAGGTAATGTGAAAGCAATGCCTGTTGCAGCACTTGACTTTGAATACAAAGACATGATTGCAGGACAATATGATTCTCTTGATCTAATCCGCCGTTATGTATGGTCAGAGCAAGTCAACTTGTTCTCTAAGATTGATGATAGCTTTGCATACTTAGTGACTGATTGTCTATAAGAGTTGATTAATGTTTTATTGCTTTGAAGAACACTCGCATGTGATGTTGGCTGAAAGTGTGGATGCTGATGAAAAGGCTATTCAAGACTTACAACGTCAAGTGAAAGATCAACCAAAGCAACTTGCAGACATTACCAAAGCAAAGATCAAAGAACTAAAAGCAGAAAAGAAAACAGCAGACCAGTTTGGTCAGGTTTATTCGAGATCATCAAAGAAGTTAATCAAACAACTTAATGACCTCCTTAAACAAACAGACCCTGCTGTTTTATTAGACCTTCAAAGGGAACAGTTAATTGAACTAGTTCTTGAAGGTGGATTTGCTGATTCAATAGAAGACTTTATTGAACAGCAAGATAAATTACTTCAATCAATAAATGAATCATTGGCGGTGGTTGATCCAACATGGACACCCCTATTCATTGAGAATGAAGTTGATGCATTAAAGACTCTGACTGTTCAGAATGTCTTTGATGATATTGTGATTCCTGCCGTATCAAAGAACGTGCGTGATTCATTGCTTTCTATGGTTGTAGATACACCCAAGGATCAAGCAATGTCTAATCTTGCACAATCCCTTCAACGGGGTGCAGGTTCTTTGCAGACAGAAGTGCGTACAAAAATCAGTCAGTTTGGCAGATCTGTCAACATGATTGCCTCAGATGCTGTTGGCATAGATCTGTATTTATATACAGGTCCTAAAGATGGAATTACTAGAAACTTTTGCAAAGCCTTAATCAATAAGGTTCTGACTAAAGATCAATTAAATAAACTAAACAATAACCAAGGTCTTTCTGTGAGATCATCGTGCGGTGGGTATAATTGCAGACACTCCTTGAGTCCTGTAACATCCAACTTTGTTGAACTTGCAAACCTCGAACTTGCGAAATCAAAAGACATTTCAGATGCAAACAGTGGAGCAAAGAAGAGATGAGAAAAGCAGTATTAAATAAAGATTATACGTTTGAATGGATTGCACCAAGTCCAATCAGCGGCACACCTGTCTTGACCTTGAACAGTATCAACTATAATCTTTCACAGTCTCGTGCCAATGCCACTGTGTCTGCAATTGCTAATGACAGAAGAACACTGACAGTTGACAATCAAGCAACAGGATTGCAACGTGATCAAATGAAGGGGTTCTTGATCACCAATGGTGATACGTTCTACAATGTCTCTATTGTTCGAGTAGTTGGAACCACTGCAATCTTGGCAGAACCATTGCCCCGTGAAATTGATCTGACAACCAGTGCAACACTTGAGTTTGCACTTTGGTCAACTACACTTGCAAACACCATTGCAGTCTTGACCACTGCAAACACATATCCATATCAAGTGAACTTCACAACAGACCTTGGTGCATTGACACAATCAAAGCAAGAAAAGGGTTTGTTGAAGTCCACACCTAGACCTTTTGAAACAGGTCTTTCACATGATGATCTGGTTGGATTGTTTGCACAATTAGCAGATATGATTCCAAGAAGACAAAGCGACTTTGAACCACAAATCAAAGGTGCATTGGATGAATTGATTTTACAAGTTCGTGATGTTGTCTTGTCAGATAATGCAACAGAGGATGAAGTATTCAACCCTGAACAGTTTCATCTTGCACATGCTTATTGTACAGCTGCCATCATCTATGAACTTAATCTGCAATTAGATGTAGCAGATCAAATGCGTCAAAGATGCCATGATCTGATGGAAATAGCCTTGCGTTCATTAGCATTGGATTTGGATGGTGATGGAGTGATTGACACAGGTGAACTTGATAGGCGTGAAACGGGCGGTAAGCAATCAGACTTCCGTGCATCATGGAAAGGCTACACTCGAACAAGCAATGATTCATTCTTCACTGCTACAAGAGGAATGAAACACTGATGCCTAGTAAAGTAAAATTAAACTTACCCAAGGCCATATGGACAAAAGCAGACACCATGCGTTTGGCATTGGACACACTCGCATCAATCAAGCTAAGGACAAGCAAAGGTCTTGATGCAAGCGGTGGCAAGTTTAAGGAATACTCAAAGAAAAAGATTTACATATCTGTCAATAAAGGCACGGGTGCACGTTTAAAACCCAAGGGTGGAACACTGACAAAGACAGGTAAAACCATGCGTTTTGATGGTGGCTATCAAGAGTATAAACACTTATCAAGGAAACGTGGTACTGTACCTGGTCAAACAGATTCAGCAGAAGTTGACCTTGTTCTTTCAGGTGCATTGATGAACAATCTTGTAATATTGAAAGCAACTAAAACACACTTTGTCATTGGCTTGACAAAACATGCGAAACATTATGGCTATGCAGTAAATGAACAACGTGAATACTTAGGTCTTTCACCAAGTGAAATACGTTTGCTTGTAGTTGCAGCTCGTCAAACCATTGCAGATAAGTTGGGCAAATAATGAGTCAAGGTATATTCAAAGCAACTGAGAAACTTGAAGACATGATTGAAAGCATCACACCAAAGACTGATGCACACCATGGATTCATTGCAATTGAAACAGGCAACGGTCGAACACAACCACTTGATCAACGTCCAAACTCAACACGCTATTTTGAAATCATTACATTGAACTTTGCAAGTGATGATGGTGAAGCGGGTTTAAGCGGTCGCAAGAGAACATCCATGGAATTAAGGGTGCGGTATGATATACCTCAAGACCTTGGATTCTTAAGAAGGTTGATCAATGAAGATGCATCAAAGTTGATTGATACTTTAAAAGGACCTGACTATGATTTAGTCAACACAGGTATTGTTTCTTTAATACCTAGTGTACCATCAACAGACAACATACAAGACATCAATGGAGTGGTTGAAGCCGTTTTGCTTTTACTACCTTTTGACCTTTTATATTTGGAGGAATAACTATGAGTGTAACACACAGATCAATTGGTGTGATTAATGAAACAACGTTTGGATCACTTGACAGTAATGGTTTACCATCCACATCAGGATTGTCCTTTGTTTCAATTCCTTGTGAACGTGATCCTATCGTGATTTATGGTGAACCCGTTGCATCAGAAAGAAATGATGCGCGTGATGGTTCTTATGGATTACCTCCTGAACCTGACACTGTATATTCAAGTGACGCTCGTGTTAGAAGAAGAACAGGGCAAGTAGTGATTCAACTAGACTTGACAACCGTTGGAACTTCACCTGATCACTATGATACTAATTACCTTGGTTACTTGCTTGGTGCGGGTTTCTTGACTGCCAAACATGGATTTGCAAGTGATACTGCATCTGCTGTTGCAAATCAAAATCTGTTCACACCCACTGCAAATGAAGCTGATTATTCAATAGGTAATTTGATTGGTGTTGAGATTGCAGGCCGTGCAGAATACAGTGCTGTTACTAATAACAATGAAAGCAATGACGTTTCTGTATCACCTGCCTTTTCTGCACTAACTACATCAGAAACAATTCGAGCAATGCAAACTTGGTACCCTGGTTCAAGAACTGCAACAGGAACAAAAGTTTCAAGCGTGGCCTTTCAAGTCAATGGGGTGAACTTTAAGACCAATTGCTTTGGATGTGTTCTTGAATCTGTATCAATCAGTTTAGACAATGGACGTGTCATGGCAGAAATGACATATCAATCAGCATGCATTCAAGATGACCATGGCAACGCCGTTGGACCTATCGAACCACTATACAATGCAGGATCACCTCCTTTCTTTAGAGGGTCATACGTTGTAGTTTCAACCACTTCACCAACCTCATTGACCAATGCAAGTGGAACAGGTGATAAGCTAGCAAGAACTAAACTTGATTGTGAAGATTTCACACTGACAATCACCAACACACTGACACCATTGGGTCATTCTGATTCCATTCTTGCAATGTCAGGAATGGAGATTTCAGACGTTGATGTAGAATTAACCTTGACACTTTCAACTTTAAACACCACTTTGAATCAAGATTATTTCAACCGCACCGTTCGTCAAGTGCTTGTAGGAACGGGTCCAATTGGAAATGGTAAGGGGTGTGCATTCATGATACCTGCTGCTTATCTCACCAATGATCCAAGTGCATATGATGTCAGTGGCAATGACATTGTAAGACAAACATTGAACTACAAGCAAAGTCGCTTTGGTGGGGATCTTTCAGAAACAGGTGCAGGCAACAGTCCTGTACGTTTAGCATTGGGAGTCTAAACAATGGCCATTTCCTTCTTGTCTTCTTCAAACTCAACAATTGATGTTCACCTTTCTTTTGATCCATCTGTACACCTGACAGATGAAGAAAGGAGTGAATACTTGACAAGTGGGATATTTAAAGGCCGTTTAGATGAGGATGCAACCAAGTTTAAATTAAAAGCACTTTCACCAAGTGAACGTGAAGAAGCTGAAGTTCGAGCGGGTTCATTCACTCGTTCTGAACTTGGTCGTTTGCTTTGGATTGAATCACCATCTGATGACAAAGAAAAAGCCTTATGGCATCACGCACTTTCTGATGAAGAGAAGACAGCTGTGTCATCTTATCAAGCATACTTGAACAGAGTGTACCTTGAGATGATTGATGCTTCCTTGATTTCAGTAAATGATGAAGATGCAAGCATTGAAACAGTTCAAGCTATTAGACCAGAATCACATAGAATCCAAGCAATCACTGAACTTGTTTTACATGTTCAACGTATTTCATTGGTTGGTGACGAGGGAAAATAGCACTTGCCACTGCTGTGTGGGTTCCACATAGTGGTGGCAGATCATGGTCATGTGATCAATGCCGTTCAAAAAAAGGCTTGCGTGAATTGCGTGGCAACTGTGGAAATGCATTCAAGGATGGATTGCCATTGTCTGATGAAGATGAACACGGGCGTTTTGTACCTGGTTATCGAATAGCACCAAACTGTGGTGAATGGTATTCAGATTTAAAAGTGCGTTCTTGTCCAATTGCAGGAATGAACAAGATGGCATCAATCATCACAGCATTCAATCGACATCAAAGCGGTCTGATTCGATTGACAGAGACATTTCCAAATCCATCATGTGCAATCTTAGATTGCTTTGATATACTCAATTCAAACACAAATGAATTGCAACGCCGTTCACATGAACAACAAATGAAGGAACTCAATCATGGCAACAGAAACTGAAATTGATATTGAGATACAACTGTCAGGAGCACAAAAGGTTGAAAAACAAATTGATGATGTTCAAGGCGGCCTTAAAGGTTTGGGCGAGACTGGTTCAAGACTTGCTGATTCATTAGGAGCAACTAACAAGCAGCTTGGTGAAGGTCTTGAAAACGTAGGTGAATCAGTAGGTGAATTAAAGGACTCATTCAAGAGTCTTGGTGTAGGTATCTCGAATTTAGGAAACACAGGAGCCAAAGGTCTACTTGGTTTAATTGGTCCATTGGGTGCGGTGGTTGCAGCAGGTGTTCTTGTATATGAGACTTTTAGACAAATTACAGGAGCGGCACAAGAGGCAGAAGATGCACAAGAAGCAATGGCAGCTGCCGCAGGTGACCTTCAATCTAGGTTTGAAGCACTTGCAGAAAAAGGTGTGATTATGGCGGCAGAAGAAGTTGATAAGTTTTCAATGGCTGTTTTAGAGTCACAATTCAGAAAAGAACAAATACAGAAGGTTCAAGAGAAGTATGCTAAGTCATTTGAAGCAATTAGATTTGCCATCAAGAATGTTAGAAAATCAACAGAAGAGTTAAGGCATACAGAACAGATTTATGGAAAAGAGAATGAAAGAACTAAAAAGAAACTTAGGGCTTTAGAACTTGCTCAAAACGATCTCAATCATCAAAGGGCACAAGCTAAAAACCAAGTACACGAACTTAATGTAGAACTAGAAGATTATCTGCACATTATTGAGAAGGTATCAGAAACAGAACAAAAGGTTGAAAAAAGAACAACGGATAGTTTAAAGAAAGACGCCATTAGACTTGCGAATCTTGCAAAAGAGAATGATACAATCCGCTTTCAGAATGAATTGAAAGATGATCAAATCCAACTTAATGAGATGCTTTCAGAAGTACAAGCACGGAATATTAAAGTAACAAAGGATCTTGAAGACGCAAATAGAAAGCAAGTTAAAGAGATCCTTAAGTCATTAAAGCAGGAGGTAGGGGCGGTAGATGAAGTAACGCTTAATGAGAAGAAGCAAGCACAAGCAAGAAGCAAGCTAAGACAAGAGCAAGCCAAAAGAGGGAGAACAGAACGTAGACGAATCTATAAACAAAGACTAAAACAGCAAGAGCAACAATTTAAAAAAGAAGTGACTCTTCAAGCAAGAATTGAACAGATCCAGATTAAAATGAAAAAGAGTGGTATTGACCAAGCTTTGGCACTTGAGAGTGTTCAACATGAGGCAACTTTAAAACTAATCAAAAAGAATAGCCTAGAAGAGCAACTAGAAGAGCAACGTCACGAACTTGCATTAAGAACAATCTCAACACGAGCAATCAAAGAAGATGAAAGGGAAAGGGAAGATGAACTGCAAAAGATTCAAGATCAAAATTTAAAGAAAATTGAACTTGAACATGATCTTGCTCAACGCATGCTTGAACTCAATAGTCAACCAGCTGCAACTGAGTTTGGACAATTGCAGAATGAACAACAGCAACGCATGGTTGCATTAGAGTTGCAATACAATAGAGAAGTTGATCTTGCTCGAATAAAAGGTGAAGACATCAATGCAATTAATCAACAGTATGCAATTGAACGTCTAAACTTTGACAAGCAAAATCTACAAGAACGTTCTGATTTAGTATCTGATTATTTTGATGAGTATGGTGAAGGGTTTGCACAAGCGGCCGTTGGTGCAATCCTGTTTGGTGATTCCTTTCAGGAGTCAACAGCAAAAGTATTGAACTCATTAGCAGAACAAGCGGGCGTTGAATCAATCATGTCATTAGCAAAAGGGTTTGCACAACTTGCCCTTAGTGATCCAAGGGCATCAGCATCATTTAAAGCGGCGGCCTTGTTTGGAACGGCGGCGGTAGTTGCAGGTGCAGCAGGCGGTGCATTAAGTGGAGGAGGTGGAACGGGTGCAAGTGCATCACCAAGCGGTGCACCAACTACCGCACCAACACCGCAACGTGAGGAAGTAAGAAATGACGCTATGGTGTTCAATGTCAACTTTGGCGGTGCGGTTGTGTATGATACTAAGAAAGCAGCAGAACAAGCACTTGCAGACAGATTGGTTACTATAATGAATCAACCAAGGCGGGGTGCACCTCGAAT